ATGTGGATGCAAGTTTGCTGCTTGATGGTGCTGTTGTCATGTCTGATCTTGTTGCGACCCATACCACACCTGGCTCAGTGGCTGCTACTGATGTGGTTTTATGTGCAACTGGTGGTAATGTTACAGGTATCCTTTTGGAGCCCATTTCTTTGGTTAGACTCCAAACGGACAATAACATTCGAGCCCCGTTCCTGGTTAAGGGCCCGTCGCTTGTATTGGGTGACAACCTTTATACGATCGCTGCTCAATTAGCTGCGGCTAAGGCTGCAATGATTGTTCTGGGTGTTACTATTCGTAGTGGTTCCACTCTGTATCAATCAGGACCTCCTACGTCTTAAAGTATTGTTTAGAATTGTTTAGAATTAGTATAAAATAAAAATTAGTTAGGAGATAAACTATGGCTGGTGTATTAGATGTTTTTTTGGGAGATGCGTTTACTTTAACGAGTCTCACTGATGCAATCAATAAGATCCCGCATAAACCAAGTCGTATTGGTGCGATGGGCTTATTTGGTTCAAAGGGCGTCACGACTCAGACGGTTATAATTGAAGAACGTGACGGAATGCTGCAGTTGATTCAGACTACAGCTCCTGGTTCACCCGGTGTTCTTAATAAAAAGGGTGGGCGTAGGGCACGGAACTTTACGGTTCCGCATCTTGGTTTGCAAGATACAGTTCTTGCTGCTGAGGTGGCCGGTATTAGGGCTTTTGGTAGTCAGGATGCTACTGAGGGCGTTGCACAAATAGTTATGGAGAAGATCGCTACAATGCGAAACGCACACGAGGTTACTCTCGAATGGCATAGGATGGGTGCTTTAAAGGGACTACTGTTAGATGCAAATAGTGCAATGATCTACAACCTGTATACTGAATTTGGCGTAGCTGCTCAGGCAATCCAAGACTGGGATATGCATACAGCCGCCACAGAACAGGCTCCACACTGTACTGCCGCTCTTCGTTTGATTGAGACTGCTCTTGGTGGAACTCCCTATGACCATATTCATTGCCTTATGGGCGATGATGTGTGGGATAAGTTCATTGTCAATACTTCGGTTAAGACAGCATTTGAACGTTGGTCTGGTGGACAAGACGGTCAACCCGGTGCATTCTTGAGAAGTGATATGCGTAGGGGTTTCCCATTCGCAGGAATATACTTCGAGAATTATCGTGGTAAAATTGGAACGCAGAGTTTTCTGGAAGCTGATGAAGGATATGTCTTCCCAGTTGGTGCTCCGGGCGTGTTCCAGACCATTTATGCTCCTGCAGATTACATTGAAACAGTGAATACTGTTGGTCTTCCGTTTTATGCGAAGCAGCAAGTAATGAATTTCGATAAGGGTATTATGATTGATACTCAATCGAATCCACTTTGTATCTGTACGCAACCTCGCGTTATTGTTCAAATAAAGGGATCAGTTTAACATGGGTGATTATGTCATTCAAGTAGGTAATACCTCCATTGAGTCCACGTCAAATGTGAACTCAGTGGGGGTGTATAACCTCACAGCCAATGTCGTTCGCATGACCAAGGTTAATGGGGCTTTCGGACCTGCAGAAACTCCTGTTAATATTGTTCTCTCTATGCCTTGCTCCATTAACTGGTTAAGTGGTAAAGAGAAAATCCTGTTTAACAAGGAGACGCATGTATTGGATGGTGTTCTTTCTTGTAGGGTTCCTGCAGGGGTGACAATCGTGGTTACTGATAAGATTTACTATGACTCGAAGTATTATGAGATCCTGGATGTTAAAGATGTGAATAACTTAGGTGCTTTACTGCAAATTGCTATAAAAAGGATTAAATAATGGCTAAAATTCAAGACAATACGGCCAATGTGCTTCAAGAGCTAGAGAATCGTGTTACAGAAGCACTCAGCACAGTAGGATCGAAGATTGTAGCTACTGCTAAGAGGATAGTGCCGGTAGACACAGGTGCTTTGCAGAGAAGTATAGAAGATGAAGCGTCCGAGGGTGTATTAATGATTGGTTCCGATAAAGACTATGCAGCAAAGATAGAAATAGACCAACCGTACTTACGCCCAGCATTAATGGAGAATCTGGATGCTATAGCGAAAGCCTTTAGGGAGTAGAATATGAATGCTTTATTTACAGCAATAAGAACACGTTGGACTGCTGCTATGGGCGGTAGGACTCTCTATAATACAGAGGCCATAGGTGAAGCCACTTATCCGTATACTACTGTGAAAATAGTAGGTAACACAACGGATGATACCTTCACTGAAGATATTGAAGAGTATTTGATCCAATTTGACATGTTTAGTGATACATCTACTTGTGAAGAATTAGGAATAGCCTTTGAGGTGCTAAAAACAGCATTTGATAAACATCCTTTAGCTATTGTGGGCTATACAGTAATAAGAATGGATAGAGGAAATGCCAATATTATTCGAATAGAGAAGAAATGGCATTATGTGGTTACGTACAGAATAAAAATACAAAAGAATTAGGAGATTTATTATGAGTACAGTAGTTAAAGCTGGTTATCTTGCTGCAGCTTATCTTGGTGCGGTTAAAATTAGTGGAATAGGAACTTGGTCATATAGTGGGGAAACTCGCAATATGGTAGACAATGATGAGTTTGGCGATGAATATATTACACAAACCCCTTGTCAAGTTGTAGGTGGGGATATATCTATCTCCGGTCATTATCTGGTGGATACAGATGCAGGGCAGAAGGCAATTAAGACTGCTTTTGATGCCAAGACAGCAAGCACCGATTTGAAGCTGTACACAGATAAGGATAACAACATTTACCTCACGCCTAAAGCGGGTTCGTCTGTTATCTGCACAAATGTGAATAACACAGGCGTTGATAAAGCTGGGGTGGGCACTTTTTCCGCTACTTGGCATGTCAATGGTGAATTAGAGCAGGCAGGTAGTACTACAGTGGGTGCTGTTGATACTATTGGTATCCATGCACTTATTGCTACTGAAGCTTCCTTTGTTGGTGAATTGGTCAGCATGGGTGGATTAACCCCGTGGGCATGCTACTTTGAGTATGGCACAACCATCGCCTATGGTACAGATACAGTAGCAACAAAGGACGATCTTACTGCGGTTGGTCTGTTTGAAGGAACTTCCGGTTTGCTGGTCACTGCAACCACTTATCATTGGAGGATTAAAGTTACGGCCACTGCTGGTGCTGTTGTGGTTTATGGACCAGATCAGACATTTACTACGCCGTAAGAGTAGTATCAGAATAGCCCCACGGAGTAATGACCTCTGTGGGGTATTCCTAAAGGATAAGTGGTACTAATGAAAGCTAGTGAAACAAAGCAACTAAAGGAAATAACTAATAGGATATTAGACAGGTTGGATATTGGCTATCTTATAGGTTCTCCAACTTTTAAGGAGTTTATAGATATCTTTGAAGTAATATCTCTATTTTCTTTGTATACGAATTTTGATTTAGAGGCCACTCGTAGAGAAAAACAGACGTTAATTAAGAAAATTCAAGATAAGTAGAAAGGTTCGACAAATGATTAGATTCGACACTAAAAACGAAGGTACTTGGTTCTGGGTTGTAGAAGGAAAATTAGATGTGGGCATATGTCTTAGACCCCTTACAGATGAGGAGCATAGAAGCATAGAGAAAATTACTGTAAGAACCAAGAAGAAGGTCAAGCGTGGAGTGGCTTATGATGATGTTACTACGGATGAGCGTTTAGCAAGTAAGATGATTAATGAAAAAAGCATCGTTGATTGGAAGGGTTTTCTGATAGGGGATGATGAAGAAGAAGCAGAATGCAATGCTGCAAATAAAGTCCGAATAATGTTATCTGAGGATTTTAGGAAGTTCTATCTTGAATGCCTTACCAGTTTGAATGAGACAAATAAAACCTTGGACGAGGCTAGACTGGGAAACTAAAAAAAGTCGTTGAGTGGAGATGCAACCCCAAACAAAAGACTTGTGATGAGTGCCTTTCCATTTACGATGAGGATCACGATCCTCCCTGTGAAGACTGTTTTGTCGAATTAGATACGGGCAATGTTATAGCATGGAAGCTATATAGCCTGTGTCGATCGCAAGCACTTAGAGCAGGAATGGATGGCACAGTTGTAGGATTAGATTTTAAAGCTGTAATTGAGATATTAAAATTGTATGATGAATATTCCTTAGAAATGTTTGAACTTATGCAATTTTGTTGGGATGTAGAACAAAAAATAATAAGGAAGAGTAAAAATGAGTATCCGATTTCTAACAGCGGAAATAGAAATAGTAGTTAATAAAGATCAGGTCATAAATGATTTGGCAAAAATTCGGGCAGAAGTTGCTCGTGTTGATACTAATCTGTCCAAAAGTATGAACAAGCCAACCAAGGATCTTCAGGCTACAGTAGCTAAAACTATCTCAACTTTCAAACTTATGAACGGTTCTATTTTACAAGTTGAGCATACATTAGGAAAAATGGCTACTAAAGTTTTAGATTTCCATCGAAAAATGCGTCGCAACCTCACGATCTTGCAGAAGATAGGGCAAGTAGTCTTATTCCCCTTCCGAGCTTTTGTTAAAGGATCAACAATGGCTTCAAATGCTGTGGATCGAGTTATGCGGGAAGCAGAAATCAGTTGGGATAAGACAGAGAGTATTATAATTCGTGGTGCAAAAGCGATTGGTAGACACCTTAAATTTGCATTTTTCGATATGAAACCTTGGACTACTAAGCAACTACAATTGACAAGGGCAATGGAAAAGGCAGATGAGTTACATCAAGCACGCCTGATTAAACTGGCTTATGATGGCACAGAAGTAGCGAAAAAGGTAGCATGGGCACAAAAAGTAGTGGATCAAGAGGAGCAACGAATCGCTGAGCAGACGCTCGCTAATACAATGGAAGCGGCAAAACTTGGTTATGAAGAGATTGACAACAAGAATGCTGTGCTTGATGTAGTGAAGGAACTAAAAGAAAACAAAAACCTTATTTTACTGTCATCGAAGGAAATCCTTGATATTGAAGAAGACCTCCTTAATATTGAAAAAGAAAAGACCCAACAGACGATGGCACAGGTTCAAGAAATGATACGATTAGCTCAAGCACACGAAGCAGAATCTCCGGTTAAAGATAAAGATAATGGTATAGAATTAATGGATATTTCTGGCGTAATGGTAAACGCTTATAAAGAAATATTCAGTACAATATATGCTGCTGCTAAGTGGGCCTTTGGAGGAATATATGATATTGTTAGTACAGTTTGGGAAAGAATATTCCACATAACTAAATGGCGAGCAGCAGGCGTAGTTGCAGTTTTTACAGGTCTATACTATAAGTTAACTCAAGCAGCAATGGATGCTGAGGATGCTTTAGCATTTAATGAACTCGGTGCTACCAGAACTGCATTGCAGGAAATGCGAGATGCTATCACTGGACTTCTTGCCATACTTGGAAAACCGTTCCTTTCAGGTATTAGGCTAGTAACAGATGCAATCACTTCGTGGATAGAAGAGTCTAAACCACAGATCAAGCTCTGGGCAGAGAAATTCTCTGAACGCTTAGAGACCGTTCGGAATTCTTTCATGGATTGGATTATGTTTTTAAGAACTGACGTTCAAGGTGGTTTAGAAGTAGCTCTCGATGTACTTACAGAAGTCTTCAAAGGCTTTGGCGAGGTGATACTAGTGACAATGATCCATTATGGTAAGAAGATAGGTGCTGGTTTTGCTACAGCTGTTAAAGAAGGGGTAACGTATGCCTTAAAGAAGGTTCAAGACATAATCACGCATGCCCCTTCAACCGATGACATTCTCTGGAAATATCTTGAGTCTTCTGGTGTAGTAAAACATCCACATAGACCCTTGTCACCTTTCTCAGAAGGCCAACAGCTTGGAAGTGGAAAAAGGACTTTATCTGAAGGAGAACAAGAGATTCAGGATGAAAAAACATTAAGCAGGAAGTTAGAAACAATTGCTCGAATTCGTGCTGCTAACATAAAAACGATTTTAGAAGACATGCCGACTTGGGGTGAGACGGAAGCAAAAGCAGCTGAAAAGGGAGTAGATGTCGTAATAGAGACTATGGATGCGATGGCTAAACACCGTGCTATGCTACAAGCAGAAGGAGGTACGCTTGATGAAATGCGTCACAACCAAGCAATGATACGTTGGGATCGAGAGCAGAGAG